TGATTTTGTTTCTTCACCCTTTGCTCTTTTTTTACGAGCAGCACAATGAGCTTTTTGAGAAAATCCGCTAGGATTATCACAGTTTATTGATCTTTTATATTTGTTAGACCAACTCATTGAAAAAAGATATTACTCTTTACTATTTAGAAAACCTTGTTTGAGTAATTTTGATAATTCAGAAGTAGATCCTACAAATACTGCATTATTAGTTACATTACCAGTTGATTGTTTCGTATTATTTTCTTCCATCTCTTTTAATTTTTTCTGTAAATCTAGTAATTTATCGGTGGTGTCTCCAACACTTTTTATAATTTGTCCTGCAACTTCATATGCTCTTGGACTATCACTTTCAGCAGCCAATTCCATAATTCCATTTAGAGCTTCTTGACCCTTTTCAATCAAGGAATATAAGTTGGCTCTTGTGTATTGATAATCTTTTTTTATATCGTTAGTTTTTAAATCTTCAGCATAAGGTTTTATATCAGAAGAAGTTTTTTCAACTTCTACAATACTACTTTCAATATTCAGAGATTGATCAAGATTATTATAATTTGGCATAATATTTATCAGATATCAGTTTGTTGTGTTGGACTATAAGTTTTTGAATCCCCAAGATATTGCCAATCTTCATCAAAATCAAATGGATCTCCAGGATTAGCATTAATCGGATCAGGTTGAACTGTATATCTCATTTCTCTCTTAGCCGATTTAGTATCTGTGCTAGCGTATGTATCAACAATAACCTTACGAATCAGACCATCTGGATTGTCTGCAACAGGTCCAAATAGATAGGTTTTTGCTGTAAATTGTAAAGTATATATTAATGCTCTTCGAGTTGAAAAATCTCCTTCATAATCATCCTGAAAAGAAACATTATTCAAAACGACTGGAATATCTCTTTTTTCCCCGATTGATTCGATTAAATCTATTGTTATATTAAACGCTGGTTGAAAATATGGTAAAATCTGTTCTACAATTTGCAAAGAATCATCATTAAGTTTAGAAAGAATACTTAATTGAAAGCCAAAATTATAGGGAACTGGCATATAAACTTTCTTCATTTTATTTCCATCAACTGCTTTGAAAGTTTGAGATATTCCTGTTTTTCGCGTAGGGTCATATTCAATTGAAACCATTTCAAATGACATTCTTGGAAGAGAAATTTGAATTGGTTTATTTAAATTTGCTTGTTGTTCTAATCTCGCTAAAAATTTTTGAGCAGGACCATAAGATAACGGAACTGATAATTCACTAATTACAGCATCTGAAGAATTTTTGTGTTTGATTTTTATATCATTGAACAAAGTTCCAAAACCAATAATAGTTTTACGAATAATCTCGTGATAGTAATAAGTTCCTAACATTAATAGACACCAAATGGATTTGATTCTGTAAAGTCGAGTATAAAATCTGCCTCTTTTTCTATTTCCTCATTTTGTCTATATTTATCAGTTATACTGGTGTTAGCTGCAGATACTTTAATAGCATATGCTGCTCCAGATTTATAACCAGTTATAATTTCACCAGGATAGAAAGTTCCGGTAATAATACCAACTTGTAAAATATGAGTATCACTATCCCATCTCTTAGTTCTAGCGGTTGTTCCTGACACTGAACCAGTAACAATTTCATTTTTCCAATAAGTTCCAACACCAACAGTCGCTGCTGCACCAATTGTAATTGTTGGTGTTGATATGTATCCACGACCAGAATTTATAATTCTAATTCCAGTGACCTGACCATTTGAATTTATAACCGACTTAGCAGTTGCAGTAACTCCAGTTCCTGTTGGTGCTGAAATTGTTATAGCTGGTGCAGTTGCATATCCAGTGCCATTACTAGACATTGTAATTGATCCAATTCCACTGGTTGTAATACCACAAGTGGCAGCAGCTCCAGATCCATTACCACCGCTAATTGTAATTGTTGGTGCAACAGTATATCCTGCTCCAGGATTAATAAGAAGAATTTCTTTAACTGAATTTACACCACCCTTAAATCTTGTAATTGCAACTGCCGATGCATTAATACCTCCAGATGGTGCACTGCTTATGGCAACAATTGGCGTTCCAGTATATCCATATCCATCATTATTTAAGAATATTTGTTGGATACCTCCACTTACAATAGACGAAGTTGCAGATGCATTAGTTCCAGCAGAAATTAATTGAAGATCGACAATGTATCCCTTATCTTCAAGAAGAGAATCGATTTCATCTACTAAAGTGTTAACAACTTCATCCTCATATTCAAATAATTCACATTTAAGTTCATAAACATAGTTTTTACCCAATTGATAAAAAGGTTGTTCGTGCTCGACGAATTTAATTTCAAACAATCTTTGACCAAGTGGGAAATAAATCATATCTCCTTCTCTTGGTCTAGTTTCAAGTTCTATTTCATTATCATTCATATCATTAAGAAATGGTGATATAAAATCTTCAAACCTTTCTCTGGAAATAGTTAGAGTTAATTCATCTCTTATACTCATTCCAAATTTTGTCAGAATATCTCCTGAACCACTATATCCATCATAAGTATTTACATATGCTTCAAGTGAAAAATTGTCATCAAATTTTGAAGATTGTATTTCTTTTAAAATTGTTTGCTTTCTTACAAACTTTCGCGGTATGTAAGTTACTTCTACACCATAAATTTTAAGTTGTTCATTAATTAACTCTTGTATTAATCTTTGTTCTCCTGGAGAACCTTGTAAAAAGAAAGGATTAAGTGCCATTATCCAATAAAATCGTAAGGTGGTAATTCATAATCCATTGACATTCTAGATTTAATTTGTTGTAATTCTCTTTCAGCATCTTCATAAATTTCTCTACCGTTTAGTTCAATACCACCAGGAAGTTTAACCCCTCTAAATTTAATTAAATTTTGACCCCATTGTCTTTTAATCAATGCCGTTAAATATATTTTCAAAAAACTATCATTATAAACGTTTGTGAATGTGTTAGGATCTAAAATCCTATAACAGTCAATAACAATAAAATTACCGACTGTTTGAGCTCCCCAGTCGATATCCAAATATAATCTATTTTGTCTCTTATTAAATCTTATTTGCTTATCTGTTGTAAGTAAAAAGTCAATATCTTCAAGATAAGACTTAACCATAGCATATTGTAAAAGTTCTACTGAATTAAAATAGTATAGATCATTTAAGAATAATTGATATTTTATACTAAACATTCCTCCAGAAATAGCACTCATATCAAACTTAAATATTTTTTCAATTCCAATTATTGAATCTGGAACTTGTATAAAATTAGAATTTTCATAAAAATTTGATGTTGTTGTTCCATATCCACTAATACTTTTTGAAGTTGATGATGTAGTTACAATTCCAACTCCATTAGTATTTTTAGCTTTACCTCTATTAATATCTTCTTCTGATATTTTATATTTTAAATACATTTTTTCCACACCATCAAAATGACGCTCCTGGAAATACTGAAGTGCGTCATCAACCAAATCATCTATTTGATCGTCGTCAACATTTATTTCTAACACGGGAGCCCCTAAACGCCTTAAACAATAATCTACAAGTTCTTGGCGACTTGATGGTTTTGCCATTAGAATCCCTCAGAATTTAAATTCTCTACTTTTTGAGTTTTTTTACTAATTTTGGAGTTTAAACTATCAATTTCACTGGTCAATTGATTAACTCTAGTTGATAACTCTTCAATTAATTGTGTTGAAGTCTTTAATCTTGCTTCTAGAGCAACTGTTTGCAAAAATAAATCAATTGATTTTTGTTGATATATTAAAATTAAAGTTTTGTAATCAGTTTCATTCATAGTTAACTATAAAAAAAGGTGGGAGACTCCCCACCCATATTTATAAGTTATAATCTATTTATTAGAATGATCCACCATCTATTGTGATATTCTCAAGATTTCTAGTTGAACCAGTGCAGGTGATGAGTTGAGATTGACCCGCACAGTCATTAATGAAAATACTTTCGACTTCAATAGACGCATATGCATTTGCAGCAACTGTTAATACACTACTAGATTCTGTAACCTCATCAGCAAAT